GAGCAGGACTGGGACGGCCGTATCGCAGCCATCAAGGCCGACCCGGCCTACATGGACGGCAAGCACCCGCAGCACAACCAGAAGGTGCAGGAGCTGTCTGCCCTGTACCAGAAGCGCTACGGCACGCAGTCGCAGCGACTCGGTGCCGGCGCCACGCGCTGACCCAATCCAGCAGCAGCAAGCAGAGCCCCGCCCAGAGCGGGGCTTTTCTTTGCCCGAAATAGTCGGGAAACCGACCTCACACAACGCCAACACTCGCAGGCATCTGGCCCGAGGTGGCACTCGGATAACCAGCCCAGCCCGCGCACCGATGCCACGCGAACCGCACGGCCCCGCCAGGGATAACCGAGCAGGCACGAACACCCCCTTCATCCCTTCGGAGTTTCTATGAGCCAGTACATCACCGAAGCGTTCGTGCAGCAGTTCGCCGACAACTTCAAGCACGTCGCCCAGCAGACCGAATCGCGTTTCCAGAACGCCGTTACCCTGGAGCCCGGCATCGTCGGCATGTCCAAGTCGGTCAACCGCCTGGGCCAGCGCAAGGCGCAGCGTCGTCTGGTGCGTCACGCCGACACCCCGATCAACGATCAGCCGCACTCCACCCGCTTCATCGACCTGCTCGACTGGGACGATGGCGACATGATTGATGACCTGGACAAGGTCCGCATGCTGGTGGACCCGACCAGTGACTACGTCAAGGCGATGGTCAGCGCCATGAACCGCGTCAAGGATGAGGTGGTCATCGGCGCACTGGGCGGCAACTCGCGCAGCACCTCCGGCAGCGTCCCCCTGCCGGCGTCGCAGAAGATCGCCGTCGGCGGCACGGGCCTGACCAAGTCCAAGATCATCCAGGCCAAGACGATGTTCCGCCAGAAGGAAGCCGACGCCATCGGCGGCGAGCAGCTTTTCATGGCCTACAGCGCGCAGGCCGCTGCCGAGATCCTGGCCGACACCCAGATGACCTCCGCCGACTTCATGGCGTCCAAGTTCCTGGAGTCGGGTGATGTGGTGGGCAATTGGATGGGCTTCACCTGGATTCCGTCCGAGATGCTGCCCAAGGTTGGAAACACCCGCTTCCTCTACGCCTGGGCCAAGTCCGGCGTCGCGCTGGGCATCGGCAAGGACACCACCACCAGGGTGGCTGAAGACCCGGGCAAGGGCTTCAACGTCCGCGTCTACGCCAAGCAGGCCATCGGTGCCACCCGCATCGAGGAAGAGAAGGTCGTCGAAATCGCGGTGCAGGAAGCCTGATCGCACGGGTGACGGCTTCGGCCGTCGCCCACACACCCCTACCAGATACGAGGAACACACATGGCTATCGTCAACAAGGGGAGCGCGGCGATCACCGCTCGCGACTCCGCAGCCGCCCCCGGCGTCTCCCAGCTTGCCTCCACGAAGGTGGCCACCGGGCGCGTCAAGGAATCCATCGGCGTCATCGCGGTGGCCAACGGCGACAGCATCGCCAGCGTCCTGCGCTTCTTCACCATCAACTCGGGCTGGCGCGTCAGCTCGGTGGTCCTGGCCTGCACCGCAATCACCGGCGGCGCAGCTGACATCGGGCTGTATGACCTGCCGACCCGCAACGCCGGCGCGGTGGTCGACGCCGACTTCTTCGGCTCCGCGGTCGACTTGGCAGCCGCGCAGGAGATCACCAACGTCCTGCGGGAGTCGGGCCTGATCACCGTCGAGAAGCTGGAGTGGCCGGTGTGGCGCCTGCTGGGCCTGGCCACCGATCCGGGCGTGCAGTACGACGTCTGCGCCACGCTCACCGCCGGCGCCACCGCTGCCGGGTTCGTCGCGCTGAAGGGCCACTTCGTCGACGGGAACTGATCCCTCCGGATCGGGTGCAGTACACGCCGGGGGCCACGTGCCCCCGGTGCTACATGAGGACCAGCAGCGATGATTGAGACCGCCAACGACGTCAGTATCTGCTCCAACGCGCTGCTGTCTCTCGGGGCCAAGCCGATCGCCAGCTTCGACGAGGCCAGCTACGAGCCGAACCTCGACCGCGCAAAGCTCTGCGCCGGCATCTACCCCGGCCTGAAGAAATCCATTCTCCGTGGCCATCCCTGGAACTGCGCCGTCAAGCGCGTGCAGCTCTCTCCCGATGCAGTTGCCCCGGTGTTCGGGTTCCGCAGCCGCTTCCTCCTGCCGGGCGACTGGCTGCGCACCCTGGCGGTGGGCGACGAACGCAACGGGCAGCGCATCACCTACCGATCCGAGGGACGCTACCTGCTGTCCGATGAGGTCGTGTTCCCGCTGGTCTACATCGCCGATGTGCCCGAGAGCGAATGGGACTCGCTGCTGGTGGACGTCATGACCGCGGCGATGGCCGTGCGCCTGGCATACCCGATCACCACCTCCGGCAGCATGGTCGAGCTGAAGACCGCCGAGCTGCGCAACCTGATGGACAAGGCGCGGGCCGTGGATGGGCAGGATGACCCGCCCGAGACCTTGGGCGACTTCCCCCTGCTGGCGGCGCGCGCGGGCGGATATGGGAGGGTCTGGTAATGCGGGCCGCGATGCTGAAGACCAACTTCACCGCAGGCGAGCTGAGCCCGCGCCTGTATGGCCGCTCGGACATCGATCGGTACAACAACGGGGCGAAGGTGCTGCTCAACGTGTTCGTGCTGGTGCAGGGCGGCGTCATCGGTCGATACGGCCTGCGCTTCACCCAGCCCGCCAAGCACGGCGATAAGCACGGTGTCCTGATCCCGTACGTGTTCAACCG